GAGTATTGTTCCAAAATCTACTGGGGTTATCTGCATTAATAGCTCGATTGGATTGGTCGCATTTCCAAAATTTCCAAAATTGAATTCTGATGGATACACACTTGTATTACTTACGTTAATTGTAACCTCACCCGTTCCACTTAATGGACTAATAGTAACATTTGAACCGGCCAGTATTTTGCTAACACCTGAGGTTATTGTTGTTGCTTTCCATTTATTATCAGACCATGCAAGAACCTGACCAGCAGATGGGGACAGTGACTCTACGTTAGACAATTCTTCTAAACTGTGATTAGTAATATCACTGACAGTTCCAGTAACATTCCCAGTCAAATCTCCGTATACATTTCCGTATACATTTCCATTTAAGTCCCCTGTTACATTTCCTGTTACATTTCCAAACAATGAACCTGTTACATTTCCGATCATACTACCAGTTAGCTGTCCTGTGACGTTGCCCGTTACCGTACCTGTTACATTTCCGAAAACGTTTCCATAAACATCTCCGGTCACTGTCCCATGTAATGCACCGCTCACATTGTTGGCTAAAATATCACCAGCAATATCAATATTTCCTGTGCCAGTTATAAGGAATGTATTTAAGTTTAAATTTCCTCCTAGCACGGGAGTTGAATCTTCTGATACATGGTTTATAGAATCCTTAACCAACAACCATATTTCATCGTCAGTTTTTGTTATAACTAGGTTGCTATTGAGGCTAGTTACAGAACGAAATTGTAAATCATTTCCTGTTCTTGTGTAAAATACCTGGCCGGGGCCTGATCCTAAATTAGTTGCATTAGTAACGGATTTATTTCTTACTTCGTCAAAATTATTCTGAACTTTTTCGAATGCTGTTCGTAAATCATCTCCCTGTCCATCGTTGGGATAGGTTCCTAAATTTAATGTTTCTATATTAAATGACATACATTATCTCTTTATATTATGTTTATACAACGAACCAAGAAATTCCGTCACACGCAATTTGTGCAACTGGTGCTGCGGGGGTTAACGTAACGATAGTTGATACAGAATCAACCGTCAAAGACAGTGTAGAACTTTGGTTTCGAATGATTAATATTCTTCCAGTGCTATCAGCGGCGCTGGGTAGCGTTAGCGTTGCATTGTCAGTTAACACAACTGTTATAATATTTCCGGTTATTTGACTAGCAGTTAGTGTCTGTCCGCTAGCTCCTAGCGTAAGACTTAGTACATTGGTTAGTAAACTTCCAGTAAACGTATTTGCAGCAACGTTGCCTGTGGAGGTTCTTTTAACTAAGCTGCTATTAGTTGCGGTGGTGGAACTGGATACAGCAATCGTTCCATCGGTTATAGATATGTCAGTACCAGCTGAAAATGCACCTCGAATATCGGCAGCAGTTACTTTGGCGTATGTAAATGTGCCTTCGCTATAAGACAAGCTACCATATCCAGTTCCGCTATTTGCAGCACTTAAGGCCGATTTTGCTGCTGTTGCTGCAAGGGCGTCGGTATACTGAGTAATTGACGTAGATATCTGCCCACTAGCAATGGTTATTCCAGTACCAGCTGAAAATGCACCTCGAACATCGGCAGCAGTTACTTTAGTGTATGTAAATTTACCTGTGCTGTTATCATAAGCCAGACTACCATATCCAGTTACGCTATTTGCAGCACTCACAGATGCCCGTGCACGGGCACCTGTGTAGTAAAGATTAGTCGTTCCTTCAGCTAAATCATCTGTAGTATTATTAGATAAATCAAATCCACCAGTTCCGCCGACTACATTTATAGTAATTGTTTCAGCAACGTCATCTACAACAAGTTGTGTTTGAGTGCCTTCTTGTAATACACTTTTAATTTTAGTATAAGACCTAGCATCCGTAAAGTATTTGTTATTAGTGCCTTCTGATAACTCGTCGGTACTTATTGGAATATCATAATAATTGGTTCCGTTTCTAGTTTGTTGCCATGTATCTGTAGTTTCATTCCACTTTAATAAAGTGTTTTCACCAGTTCCACGATTAACTTCAATACCGGCATCAACGCCTGGGTCTCCTGTAACATTACCGTTTAACGTAATAATATTATCTGTTACATTTAAGGTAGTAGTATTGATTGTTGTAGTTGTTCCATTTACGACTAAATCTCCACTAACCGTTAAATTGTTAAATGTTACATCGCTCGTAGTATTAACCGATTGACCAATTGATATAGTCTTGCCACTAACTGTTACTCCGGTGCCTCCGTTGTATACTGAAACACTATCTGCATATTGTTTAGTAGCTGCATGAAAATTATCTGTTGGATTTCCTGATAATGTCAACAATCCCGTCATAGTATCGCCTTGCCTGCGAACTACACTATTCCTGGGCAATACCTCATCGGATAACCATCTGCCTGATAAAGTGCTGTCCCATCCCGAATCCTTAAATGTTTCCACTCCGCGTGCTTCGACTGATACCACCGGATCAAGGTTAACAAAAATTTTACCGGTTTCTCCACCAGCAATTGCATTTGCTCTTGTTGTGTAGACTGCTAGTCTACTACTGTCAACGTAACGTAAGTAGTATCTGGACCCGTTAGAGAGCCCTGTTGCGCTTGTTGTACCAGTCCTGTTATAAATTACCGCGAATCCGTTGATGTCTTCAGTATATCCGTGACTAGTAATAATAGCGTATCCGTCCACCCAGTTTGCTATGGTGTTACTATATTGATCGTTAGATTCCGGTTCTGATCGTACTCTTAGTTGTAAACCAGTTAATGATTTACTAGCATTAGGTCGGAAATATCTACGATCTCCGTACCCTCTTGGTATTGCAAAACTTGAAATATCCTCAGTAGTCGAGAAAACCGTGTTATATCTAGTAATGCCTTCTTCTGGATCTGCTAGGTTGCCGATAGCCCATCCACCGGCATTTAATGGAACCGACAACCTAGGAAATGGATCGTTTACTAACATTCCGCTACTTGCACTAATGACTATCTCATTAGGATCGCTATTATCTATAGTAACGTATGTTCCTCCAGTTAGCGACTTCGCAACTAATCGATCTCCATCGGCATTAGAAATAATTACCTGGTTTGAGCCATAAGAACTTGGGGCATCCGATAGGTTTGTAAAAGAAATAGTTCCGCTTGCACCAAAAATTGCAAAAAGCTGGCTAAAATTATCATTTACTTTTCTAAAACTTTCTCTAATGCTATCTCCGGTACCGTCGTTTCCTTGAATTCCGATATCGATAACTTGTCTTTCTGCCATAATTTCTCCACTTGTTTTTATTATTTACCGAAAAAATGTTAATTAATGGCATGTCGGCATAAGTAAGTTATAAAGGAGAAATTTAATGTTTAATTTTTTTAAGAAGTTATTTGGGTTTGATAAAGAAACAATGAAAGATGCCAATGTTCAGCTAGAACAGCAAGCTCCTTACAAAGTAGAACCGCCGGTAATAACTGTAGAAGAAACAGTAAAAGTCAACGAGGTTGTTGTTGAGCCTGCTCCTGCAGCAATGACCACAAGCAAAAAGCCCCGTGCCTCAACCAAGACACAGGGCACTAGGACCAATACTTCAACCCGTGGTCGAAAGCCTAAGGCAAAATAATTACAAGATGCCTAATTTAATTGCTCGATCTTGCAGCCTAAAGCTAGCAAGATTTTTACCTTTCGACTCACACATAATGTCGTGAGTATCAAGAAAGCTCAAGGCCCAATCATTTACTGCGTTATTCCAATAGAAGTCGCTATGGGCCCTAAGCTTTTGTTTCTTGTGACCGTTTTCTAGAAGTACTTTTGCATCTGGCAACGTGTTCACATCGTGATCAAGAAGTACATCTTCACGGCTAACACTATAGTGGAGAACTGGACGAACACCGCGCCAACTCTCAATAACCTTTGTTGTTCGCAGGTCATCTGGGCTAATATACTCGCCTTCCCGCACCCAATGGTGATGGATATCAAGAACAATTGGCACAATATCAGCAATACTAAGACAGTCATCAAGCCCATGGCTCATCTCCTCATTTTCGATAGTAATACAATTTCGGGCTTCTGGACTAAGACGGGCATACGCTGATCGAATACCATCCGGACCGGCACGACCAGAAATGTGTACGTTAATTTTAAAATCTTGGAACGTCTGACCGTAGCCCATCCAACGCGCCATATCCACGTGATATTCGAATTCTTCAATGCTACGATCTACAATATCAGGGTTATCACTAGCCAACACGACAAATTGGCCAGGATGCATAGACAACCGAACGCCGCGCGTGCGAGCCAGATCGCCCACTTGTCTAAATGTTCTTTCGCAATATTCTCGTACATCGGTACGTTGCCAAAAGCTGCTCCAAGTCGACTCAGTATAGACAGGAAGTATATCGCTAGACAATCGAACCATTCTAAGATTTTCATCGAGTTCTCCGACACGTTTAACAAGCTTACGTACAGATTCGATGTTACCCTTCATCAGGTCCCAAAGCTTCTCTTCAGCAACTTGTCTTGATTGTCTATTTAGCCAAGCCACTGTAGTGGTGCCCGTGTTGTATTGTTTGCAGTCATCCTTGGGTTTAATACCATCAACCTGATCAGCACGGTCAATCCACTTGCAGCAAAAACCAACCTTTTTGTGAGTCATAATTTATCCTTTTACATGCGAACACATAAATAATATTATACAACAAATTTCATAAAAGACCTTCAACTATGGCCAATATACGTAAACAAGAACTAAGAGCATATCATATTATCTACAAAACCACTAATACAGTAAATGAAAAAATTTATGTTGGTGCTCACTCTACTGACGTTCTCGAAGACGGGTATCTCGGATCAGGTCACCGGCTAACGCTGGCAGTCGAAAAATATGGGAGAGAGAAATTCAAGAGAGAAATCCTTCATTTTTTCAATACCCCTCAAGAAATGTTTGCTAAAGAAAAAGAGATTGTAAACGTCGATTTCTTAAAAAGGCACGACGTTTATAATATTGTCGAAGGAGGATTCGGAGGGTTTAATAAAGGAACAACAGGCTTAAAACATTTGCACCATCCGGAAACTAATGCACGGTGCGCAGTACATCCTAACGCTATTCCTAGCATGATACAAGAAGGTTGGAAAATTGGTAGAAATATGTCGTCTACAACTGATACTGTTTGGATTAGCAAAGGGCTCGAAAAAAAGATGATCGTACCTTGTGCGTTGCAAGAGTATCTTGCAAACGGATGGAGTAAAGGACTTCCTAAATCTCCAACGCAAGGTAAAATTTGGATTTACAATCCAGCATCAGATGAATACAGCCTATGCGAAGCTGCTGAACTACCTTTAAAGTTATCTAGCGGGTGGGTTAAAAAGAAATGGGCGCCTGTTAAAAAAGGCGCCGCATGGTTAAATAACGGAGTCGATAATCTCCGTATATCAACCGAAGAGGTAGACGCTTACCTCTTAAAAGGGTGGAAGAAAGGTATGATTACTTCGCGTTGGAAATAGTCATAACGCTCCATGTAAAAAGGACATAACGTTATAACACATATGTCCTTGCTTTCTTAGTTTATATCAGATATCAAGAAGATTTTCGTTCCATGCTCGGTGTCCTTCTCTAAAGGCCATGTTACTTTGCGTCTCTCGAACTTCGACTCGATAACACCAAAGTCGTTCAGCTTCACTCGGACCCCACATATCCGGAATATATACACCGTTAATATATTGGTACAGCATGTCGGCTAGCCCTTCGCAGCCTAGTTTAGTAAGAACGGTCAACTTCATAATTCCGCGACGTTCGGCCTCCTTGTACCAGTCTAGGTGAGGATCATCTTCGGAAACTAGGGTTGTATGGTCAAACTGACTTTCAAGAATAGATTTAAGCTCCTTGAGACCGCCGTAGTCGGCAGCCCAGTTTCGAACATCAAGATCATTGGTGCCGAAATAAAACTTCATCGAGAAGCTATATCCGTGTATTAGATTGCAATGGCTGTCAGCACGCCATTGCCGGTATGCACAAGGAAACGCATCAATATATTCCTTTGTGCTAGTATATTTGTAAGTGATTGGTTGATTTGCCATCTCTAGTCTCCTGTAAAAGTAGCAAGTTTGATGGCATGCAGAATTTATTAATCGGGATGAATGCCTAAAGACCGATACATTACTTATCTTACGATGCTTTAAGTAGCATGATTTCTTCGCTGATACGTCCGTTCATTTTAGTATCAACAGCATTGATTTCTTCAAGAAACTTTCGTAGTGCAACTTTGCCTGCCGATTTAAACACAGCAATCTGTTCTGCAGGCTTACGTAGTGTTTTCTGAATGCTCTTATCTTCGTCAAAGTTAATAATGGCAGTTCCTTTAATACCAAGTTCTGCATATTCTTTAGCAACATACTTG